TCCCTGCGGCCCGCTTTACAGCCTCGCGACCAACGGCAGCGCCTATGCCGCGCGTTGCACCTGCGCCGCCAGTAACCATTGAGCCTAGAATTTCAGCACCATATGCTGCCGTGGGGTTTAATTCCCTGAACTCCTCCAGACCTTGGCGTATTTCTTGGACCGCCGTATCGTAATCCTTACCGGCAAAAAACTCCGAATATAGCCCGTAAAGTTCGTCCGAAAAGCCAAGGGTCGCACCTTGCGCGGCGGCTCGAGCGACATCCATAAAGATGTCCATACTCGTTCTGTCGCCTACTCGCGCTTGGATCTCCGCATCTGTTTTTTCAGGCCCAGCCATCAGTAACCCTCCACGCTTTCAGGCGTCACGAAAACATAATCTCTGCCGTTAAAGTAGAGGTCGCCGATCTCAATTCGACCAGCCTTGTAATCCTCTTCGTATTTCTTCGCTGCGGCCTCTTCGTCTGCATATATGTCGTACTTTTTGAAAATATCGCCAAGCTGCTCATCGGCATACTCGTCAAACCCCACAAGGCTCCCCTTGTTGTCCTTCATGTACTGATCCATTAACCTTCGAGCTTTTTTCTCTTGCTCGATAATCTGAAGCATACCCTGAGCAATTTTTCTGTTGCCCAAGGCAGTTCTAGAGAAGTTCGGAGCAGCCATACGGAAATTGTTCATGTCTTTATCAGAGGATGAACCGGAGCCGCTAACTCGCATATTCGGAATGATCTTATACATAGACCTTTGAAGAAGTTCCTCGTCAGAAAGTTTTTCCATCTCCTCGTCGCTTAACAGCCCTAAACTTGCGGCAATTTGCCTAACACCAAGGATAGTCTCCTTCATAGGGCCGGTGTCAGCCTTTCCGTCGATAGAGGTAATATTAACGATGGTCTGCAACTCGCCTTCCATAGCACGCAAGTTGTTAACGGCCTTGTCGGCCTCTCCCAATCTCTTGAAGGCATACTCAACCGCCCGCTTTTGATATTCCTCTTCGGTCTTCTGGTCTAGCGTGATAGTCGTTCCAGATGGCTTCTGAAGAAACGCGCGAACCGCCTCTTCGTACTCCGGTGTTCCCGGCTTGTACCCGGCCGCAAGAAGGTTCTTTTCCAGCGTCGTCTTATTAGGAGCCATTGCGGCCATTGCTCTGACGCGATCGATGTCAAGCCTGCGCTCTTCAAGGCCCAACTTGCGCTCCGCCATCTTCTTCGCCGCCTCAGCCTCCTGAGCGCTGCCATAAGCCTGCAACCCAGCCGCGCCCATCCGCGCCAGTATCTGCCCGGTCGAGGTTGGCACGGGCTGCGGGCCAGCCTGCTCAAGCCCGGTCAGGGCGGCGGACATGATGCCCATACCCGTGGGTGAAGTCAGGGGCTGGCGGAAGGCCGTGCCGAGGCGCTGGCCGATAGTGGGGGCTGGTGGTGCGGGTGCTGCGCCCCTTGTCGGCCGCGCGCCCGGACCCATCTGCGCCGCACGCATTGCGGCTTGCTCCATCGGCATAGGAAGGCGCGTCGGAGTGCGCGCCTGAGCGGCAGCGGCGGCAAGCTGGGCCGCGTCCATATAGGGTGGCTTCGGCTGCCCAGCCCTCGGCCCCGGGCCATAGGTCGGGTAAGTGCGCCGCTGCACCTGAGATGTCGGCGCTGCTGGGCGCGCGCCCTGCGCGAACAGGCGTCGCGCCATCTCTGGCGGCATAAAAGCAAGCTGTCCGGGTCTAATCGCCATTATCTAGCTCCAAAAAGTCCTGCCGCGCCGCCGAGGAGGCCGCCCAGCAGAGGGTCAAACCCCTCTACCTGTCCGGCCAGCATCGCGCCGCCAAGCGCGCCGGAAAGCCCACTCGCCAGCGGGTTGCTGTAGTACGGCGTGATCTGCTGCGTGCCAAGCTGGCCGCCCTGAACCGAGGCGAGGTAGTTCGCAAGCGCCGCCTGCGGTGCCTGCTGCTCGAACTGGAAGCGCTCAATGTCAGACGCAAGCTCAGCCTGCTCCTGCGCCTCGCGGGCCGCGCCGACACCGGCAAGCGTCTCAAGGTCAGCGAAGCCAAACTGGCGCGCCGCAGGGGCCTGCTGAATGGCTGCCTGTTGTGCCTGATACGCATAGGGCGCAAGCGCGGATGCGACCGCGCCCTGCTGGTAGCCGGAGCCGTAGCGCCCGGCCTTGCCAAACTGCGCCTCGACTTGCTCAACCGCAGGGCGGAACGCAGCGGCTTGAAGCGGGTTCGTCCCCATCAGGTTTTGCATCACCACATCCTGAACCGCGCCGATAAATGGCGATCCGGTGATTGCTTGCTGGCGCAAGCCCGACAGCGCCATCTCAGTCTCAGGCGAGAAGCCCACAACCGTGCTACCGGGGTAATACTGCATCGGCCCCTGCCCGTAGAGACGCTTCGCCTCGGAAAGCCCGAACTCCTTGAACGGAGCCGTGGTCGGGTCCGTAATGCTCTGCGTGACCTGCCTAGTCGTGCCGCCGCCTTTACTCATCGCTGAAATCCTTCATTAGCACCACCGCCGTCTGCCGGTAGTCTTTAAGTTGTCGAGACCAACCCCTGCGCCCGATGATCTCCATCCCGTCGCACCCTTGCGTCTTGGCCCACGCGGAAAGTGCGACTTCCGCTTCTAGTAATTCGTCCAAGTCACCACCCGCAAGCCAAATCCGGCACATCGCCTTCTGCGGGTAGTCCACTATCTCCGTCACTATAGCAGACTTATCCAGCGGAAAGAACTGGGCCTTGCCTTCCTGTATTGACTGCCACACATCCTCGATTGTGTGCGATCCGCCCGCATATTCAAGCGCGTCCTCGATGTAGCGCCGACAGCGCCGCCAGTTGTCTTCCATACGGTCGTCACCCGATAATAAGGTAGGCGAATGGCGCATCGTGTCCCTGATTGTCGTGGTTGATCACCATCGTGCCATCGACGCTGGTGCTGTCGATGTATGGGTTATGATGCCACGGGTCGTGATCCACACCCGTGAAAAACACCAGCGACGACACGGAATATCGCGGGTCATCGACGGTAGTCTGCGTCGTGTTTGCCGGGAGCGTCACATACCCGACGCTGTTCAGACCACCGTTGATTGTGCGGTTCAGAACCTCGGCGATCTCGCGCGTCGTCGCGGTGATTGGGTTCAGGATACGGAAGTTGGTGGTGCGCTGCTCAATCGTCATCGTCTACCGATGTCCCTCGCCTCAACCTCGATGCCAAGCGCCTTGTCCCAGTCGCCGGTAAACTTGACGCGCGCCCGATGGTAGCGCCCCTGCGCCCGGAACGGCGAAAACGCCGAGGCATTGACCGCCACGTCGCTGGTAAATGTAGGCACCTGAGACTGCGTCTCGCGAGTGCCGATGGCGACCGTCACGTCTCCGTCTTCATAATAGGGGTAGACGCGCGTGACGATGGAATGCTTGCCGGTAGACAGTGGTGCCTCAGCCGTCTCAATAGTGCCGGGCAGAACCGAGCCGGTGAAGGTGTAGATTTTATCGCCGTATGCACCGCCGAAGAAATACTGGCCGCCCTTGAAGAAGCGGCTGTCTAGCTGAGTGCTGAGGCCGTCAACCGTGGCGGACAGATTGTCGAGACCCTCGACCGTGTAGCCAGCCGAGAACATTGGCGCGAGAAGGTCCGCTTCGACCTCAGCCACCGACCACTTGTTCAGCGTGTAATTGTAGATCAGGATTTTGTCGGGCTGGCCTGACGGCGAGGACGTGGACGTATAAGACCACATCGCGACTTCGTTCAGCGGGTCAACCGCCGCAGACATGCGGTTGTCATAGTTGCTGTCGAAGTCGTCTAGGAAGAATTGATTGACGCGCTCGCTTCCAATCGGCGAGATGCGCTGACCGTCGAACGCATAGAAGCCGTCGGATGACAGGAAAAACACAAGGTTTCCGGCGTTGCACACCGAGTTCTTGAAGTTGCACCCGCGCTCGGACACGACCTTGTCGAACTGCCAGATCAGCGGCGGGCCGGTGTAGGTGGCGCGGAAGATGGCGCGCTCGGTCAGAACCGTCGCGTACTCGCCGCCGACCAAGCCGGTGATTTCGCCACTGTCAGGCAAGTCTTGGAAGTCGGACTGGTCGGTGCCGATAGTCCATCCGTCCACATCGTTGAACCCGGACCACTGGCAGCGATACGGTATGCGCCCCGATCCGCTGTCCACGTTGGCGACCCAGACGAAATCGCGCACGGCCGCAATAAAGTCAGCCTTTGGCGGCGACCCGGCGAGGTCTGCGAACACAGAACTCGTGCCTAGCTGGAAATACTGAAGTTCCTCGCCGATACCGCCTGCGGCGATAACATAATCGCCGAACTGAATAAACCGCCAGCGCTCTCCGCCGGTCAGGTCATAGCCGCCGGTCTTCTTGATGTCGTCGAGATTGTTGGTGGAGGTGTTGTGCAGGTAGAGCTTGGCGTCGTCACCGGCAAATAACTTGTTATTTCCAGCGCTATCCTTCGCCGCAAAGATGCCGCGAATGGTTCCGTCCGCCGCGTTCGAGTACGGCACGAAGCTGTTCATCGAGTGATAGCCCACGGCGCTAGGCATGACGTTCGTCGCTACCGTCACGCCGGGGTTTAGGATATCAGCCTGATCAGGCAGGAACTCGCCGAACTGTATCACTGCGGCCTCCAACTTTCTGAGCCTTCAGACACATTACTCCAAGTCTCGTCTTGTGACGAGACGCTTTGCCACGTCTCGCTGCCGTCTGCTTGCGTCGCCCAAGTCTCCGTGCCGTCGGCTATGTCCGCCCAAATTTCTGTACCCTCCGCCACCTCAGTCCACGCATCGCCGAGAATGTTCGCAAGACACACCTGATTGAGCGCGAAGCTGACGCCGCCGCTCGTCACGAAAACTCCGACAGCCTGACCATCAACGGTCGTGACAACCTCAACGCTGGCGTCCATCCCCCTGATGCGTGAGAAGGCGTTGACGGCAGTCACAGCCGTGCTTGCTGCGGCGCTCACGAGGCGGATACGACCCGAAGCAGATGTCGTCGTCACAGACAGCGACGCTGCGCCGGACATGCGCGCAATGAACACCGCGATAGCGGACACAGACGCTGCGCCGGTCACGCTTGCACTTGCAAACTGGATACGCACCGCCTCAGACGTTGCGGACATCGAGGCGTCCACAGATGCGGATACTCCGGCGAACCTGATGGCCTGACATGCCGCCGTTAGGCTTGCGTCGGCAGAGCCGAGAGAAAACTGTATTCTCGTCGCCACACCCGAAGTGGTGACGGCTAGAGAAACGCTGGAGCCTGCAAACTGGACGCGCGTGCCTACGCCCGAAGCAGTGAGCGCTGTCGAAGCCGCCGCATCAACAGAGCGCCTTCTAGTGAAATCGTTTGCCGCAGATATTGCTGTCGCTGCGGTGCCGTCAACGGAGCGCCTGCGAGTGAAGGCATTCGCAGCAGAAAACGCTGCGGACGCGGAGCCATCTGCAAGCCTTAGTCTTATCGGCGTGCCGTCAGCCGTCACTTGCAGCGAGACTGCGCCAGACATCCTTGCGATAAACGCTGCCACCGCAGAAACAGAAGCCGCTCCTGTGACGCTTGCATCCGCAAACTGAATGCGCGTGCCTTGCCCCACAGCAGAAAACGCTGTGGACGCGGAGCCATCTGCAAGCACTAGTCTTATCGGCGTGCCGTCAGCCGCATTCTCATCAACAAAGCCCAGCGCACTGACGGTTAAAGTGTCGAAGAAGCCAACCGCGCCGACCTTCGGCAAACGCACAACTTCGGTAGCGGCAGCGGCCAAAACCTCATCAACAAAACCTAATGCGCTGACCGTAAGACTGTCGAAGAAGCCAACCGCGCCGACCTTCGGTAACGCCATCAGTACGTCTCTATCTCAGCCGAAACGATGTAATATTTCTGAATGTTTGTGTTGTCAGTAAAGTCAAGACGGATGCCTAAAAGCACGCTCGTGATGTCGTCCTGCCCACTCGTCGCGACGTTGCTCAAATTCAAGGTGACGGCAGTTGTCGATGTCGGATCGCCGCCTGCGGTTACAGTTGTGGCCGATGAGCTATACACCCTGAAGTTTGTGCTTTGAGTAGTGTCACGGTGCCACGCTCTCAGAAGCACTGAGCCATCGGCAGTGTCACTAGCGCCGTCCGCGTAAGCTACGGTAATCTTCGCGCGCAGGTTGTCACTCGCAGCGGTGTAGCTCGGAACACTTAGCTCAAGCGGTATCCACGCCTGCGATGATGCTCCGCCGGTTGTCCCAGCCCATTGCCCTACAAGTACATTTGTGCTGCTGACCGTGTCGTTGTACATCAACGATGCGTAACTAAGACCTTCTGTGTATGGGTCAGTCAGCAAAGAAATAGGTGTGCCGTCGTAAGTGTTATGCTCTCCGCTAATGATGTGATAACGCGGTGCGCCAGTAGCTGACGCAGCGATCGTTGTTACATAATTAATGTTGTGAGTCGCAGTCCTGAAGTCTGAACTTGATGTCAATTTGCCTATACTGTCATATTCAATGGGGCGTGAGCGTGAGCCTTGTCGCAAAAAAAGAGGGTCAAACCAGTTATTTGTTGTGGCTATTGACTTTTCACTTAAAAATATATCATTGCCGCTGTTGAAAAACGGCCCGAAATGTGGGCCGTGATCTGAGGCATTTGTATTGAACGCAGAACTATCGAGTGGGGCTACGCCCGGTGCCTTCAGGTTTGTTCCATAAGTGTTGTCTCCTACAGCACTATAAGACAGCGAAATATTATTTTCACCGTCTGGATCATGTATGTAATAAACACTGCCGCTTAAAAACTCGCAGTCTATATCGTGAATCTGTGAAGGGATGTCGGTAAACCTTCTGAAGCCATCAGCCCCTAGTTCTGCCCTAGCATATACATTACCCACCTTTATCGTAGTGTAGCCAATATTATAGGAACCCGCCCTTATAGGACTTGCGCCGATTAGATTTTCAAATGTATGTGGCCCAGTGTCAGCGCCGCCGCCAGTAAAACTTATAATGCCATTAGATTGGGTATTGCATCCAGAAATTAAGGGGAATTTTACCTCAGTGTTTTCTGGCCGCGCGTTTTGGTAGATATTGTCGTAAAAATCACTGACCAAGAACATAGGTGCAGTCAGAACGCCAGTGCCGCCGTCTGTGCTGGGAATAAAATCAGTATAAATTCTGCCGTATCTTACGCTGCTGGTGTTAGTCCCGATGTGAGTGACCAAGCGCCCCAAGTCAAAGTAAGTGTCTGTGGAGCTATCGCCCCCGCCAATGTAAAACCTTTCAAAGGAGTCGGTCGGCATTATCTCCAGAATGCTGTAGCCGTCCTGCACAGTTTCACTCGTCCAGCCTGCGCTTATTTTTACATCGGATGAAAAATTAAATGCGTATCTGTAGCTGTTTATTGAATACCGATTTGCATAGGTATCTTTCAGCCGGAACACCTCAATACCAGTGTCACTAGCAGAATCGTGACCAAGCTGTGCGTAAACGACAGCCCAAGTGAAGGGCATTAGATTGTGATTGAGTTCGCCAGTGACTGAGTCATGACGCGCCGCGAAAAAAAGTGGATGTGTCCATCCATTCATGAACGAAGAGATGTCGCTATTCTGAAAGGCGTAAATGTTGGACTTATTGGTGTCAGAGCCAGCTAAAGCAAAATCTGCCGTGCTATTGCCTGTTACCGGCCTAAGAGAGCCGTTCAGTTTTATCGTTGAAGCATCCCCCCCTAAGGCTTCGTAGACATTGCCTTCGCTTGCGAAAAGATCAGAAAAAGAAAGCCCTTTTAAGCGCACCTCATCGCCGTCGGCTATAGTGACGCCATTGACACTACCAACCGAAGTGGTAACGGTTGATATAATATCGGCTATAGAAAAAGGCGCCGCATAAGTGCCGTCCTTTGTCGTTGTGTCGGTTGTGCCGTTGCCCTGTGTGGTGGCCTCAAGAAACGGGTCAGCCCAAAAAACGGTCATTGACTGCCCCTCCACTCAATAGCTCTCGCCTGACAAGCGTCCATCACCTTAGAAAAAGGCCAACCTGTTGCATCTTCAGTCACCGTGATTTCTTCTTTGGCGCCACCGTCCCGGCAAATAATTTTAATGGCTGGAAGCTCTGCCGTTGATACCTCCCAGTATTCTCCTAACCCGTGATACATTCCGTTACCCCGTTATGAAATAAAGCGTGTTTGCGTCCGTCGTGAGCGCGTCATAAGAAGACTGCGACAGCACCGAAACATGCTTGTTGTCTACTGTGTCGGCGTTTGTGCTACCGGCAGAACGAGAGCCATACGTCACGCCTTAGTCAGCAGAAATGTCCAAATCGCCAGCGTCGATCTTCAAGACATCGCCCGAAGCAATCGTCTTCGCTGCTGTAAACGCACCGTGAATGAGCAGGTTGCCGCCACTACTTGCGTCGAAAAGACCAAAGTGGCTGATACTGCCCCAGCTTCCAGTAGCAGCCGCAAACTCGATTGCACTGGCGTTGTCAGCGGTGCCAGAAGCGGCGCTGTCAAAGGTTACAGCCACGCGGCTGTAGTTGTTGCCGGTAAGCTCGGTGCCGCTGTTGTCATCGCCAAAGCTGCCCGTAGACAGGCCGAGATATACAGCGGCCGGCGCTGTGAAGGCTGTGGTCGATAATATGTGATCCAAGAGTTTATTCTCTGCGTAGTCACTAAGCGCGCTCATCAATTTGCTCCTGCTGAGTTTTGCCGTTGGTAAATGCTGCTGATCTGGAGAGACGACGTGCCGTAGTTGGCGCGCTCTTCATCCAGCTTGATCTCGTTGATCGCCATAGTGAAGCGCTGCATGTAGGCGTTGGCGCGCTGCTCGTCGAGAAGATAGGCGTAAGCCTCAGCCAAGCTGCCGTACAGGTAGGCGTCTGGGTGACGGGTCAAGACGTTGTTGACGAGGTTGCTGTCCGACAAAGCAGACAGAGAGCCGATGTAGATAATCTCAACGGTGTAGGCGCTGTCGGGCTTGGGCCGCAGCTTTAGCTCTTGCCCGACAAGCGAGTAAGCGCGCGGCCTGCTATTTCCGCCGGACGAATAAGAGCTATGCAAGGCGGTTGGCGACATATATTCCAAAACGATCTCAGGGTCGCCGTTCAACTTCACCATCCGCAACTCGCGCAGATCGGTCGGCAGCGCGGTGTACTCGTCGCCAACAGTCAGCGTGGCGGTGGCTCGCTTCTCTTGGCTGCGCGTCTCTAGCTCGCGTCTCAAGCGCCCCTCAGCCAAAGAAATGAAGTCGGGGATGACGCTGGTGAGGTCATCTCTTGCCAAGAAGTTCGCGATTGCGGCTTTTAGTTCTGTGTAGTTCGTGATCGCCATCAGAGGTGTCCGCCGCCTGTCCTAAATGCTCGGTTCTCGCTGTCGTTCAGCCAAGCCTTCCACGCCTTCGGGTTCTCGCGGATCGGGCCGAACTTCTCAACAAGATGAGCATACACTACGTTCGGGATTTCCGCCACATGCTGTAGGTGGCGCTGCGTGTTGCCGCGCATAGAGCCGGGGCGGTACTCGTCGGACATCTGCTTGTTGATTTTCAGCAGGTTGCCAAATTCCTGCCGCTGCTCGACGTAAGTCGTGCCGTCGCTGTTCTGGTGCAAGGATACCTCCTTGCGGGTGTTCGGGTCAGTCCAGAGGTATCGTTTCATTTTGCCCTCATAGAGAAGGGGGCGACCGAAGCCGCCCCCTAGCTAGATCAGGAACCGCTGAGATCGAAGATCGCGGCGTGCGCCTTCGGCGCGGTCGGCTTGAGCGCCCACTCGCACAGGATGTGGCTGTCCGTCGCGTCGCCGGTCTTGGCGAGGTCTTCCTCAAGGAAGTTACGACCGTTCAGCGTGCAAAGCGACACGAAGTCCGGGTCGATCAGGAAGATGCGGTCGTTGCCCATAAAGCGAGACGGCGTGGCCTCAACCGTGCCGAAGTCGCCGAGGAACACCGAAGTCGAACCGACATAGGTGGTCTCTTTGGCCGCAGTCATGTTCACGTCGTTGCTGACAAGGTTACCAGTCGCGGACAGGTCCGAGAAGTTCGCCTTGTTAGTCGCCGACATGACCATCATGCGCGGGTTACCACCGTCGGTCCAAGCGTCCTGCTGCGCGTCCTCAATGAGGGCGAGCGTCAGTGCGCGGTCAGTACCGCCAGTGATGGTGTCAGTGCCGTCACCAGTACCGAAGGCGCCGTCGCCAGCACCGACCGAGCCGTTGGTCATCCAGCAAGACAGCGAAGCGGACTTGCGAGGATCAGACGCGGAACGTGCAACGTCAGTGTCGCCGATCATCTTTTCGATGTCGCGACGCAACTCAAGGCCCTTGAGGACTTTCTGGTAGTTGTGTTCACGCTCACGGCCTGCGGTGTCAACTGCATCCAGAGTGCCGGAGGTCGCGAAGACCTTCTTGGAAATCTGGTGGTAGTTACCCACACGGCTGGTCGGCGTGGCCGCAGCAGTCGAGGTGTCAGCGCCTTCGTTGTGGTAGTTCGTGGTGCTGGCGGCTGCCAGTTCCTGAACTTGCCACTCGGTGAAGATGCCGTTCGAGGTCTCCTTCTTGACGTTGGAGAAGATCGGTGTTTCAGCAGGGTCGCATTCTATCCCAGCCTTTCGGTGGGGGTGGACTATATCATCACTCCGGGTTGGAGTGCCGGACGCTCTAGCCTGTTATTAAGGGGGCTTCACCCCTCAGGTAGTCTCTGAACCTTCCCCCGGTGTACCGAGGGCTTGGATGCTGATTGCCATAGCTTGCGCCTTAGGGTTCCAGCAGTTCATCCGGTTTAGACCGCACCTACCCTATCTAATGCGGTAAATCACATCGGCAAGCTGTTCGCGCTCACCTACGGCGGCGCTAGTCGCGAAAGTCGTCATGACTTTGTCCTTTCAAGTTGCGGGGCTACTTCCGCCCCATAAGATACTCAACAGCAGCGTCCACCGTCCCGGCGCTTTCAAAGCGCTTTCTGGCGTCACGCTGAGAACGATTAGCAACTTCGCGCTTGGTCTTTGGTCGCCCTGCCTTGGCCATCTTCGGTGCTTTGCGGGTGCGTTTCTTGGCGGCGGGGGCTTTGTCTTGAAGCTGGTCCCAACGCCACGCCTTATAGAGAAGCTCAATCGCGCGCGCGTCAGACGCATTTGCGATCTCTTCCTCACTAAACCCGATCCGCTTCTGAGCGTAGGAAATCACTTCCTTGCGCTCAGCCTCGCGAGTGTCATCATCCTGCCACGCAGGGATGCGACTGAGCATCTCGCCGCGTTGCACCTCAAGGTGCTGACGCAGGTTTTGCTCTTGTTCGCGAGATTGCTCCGACGCGATGCGCTGACGTTCGGCCTCGACCTGCTTCTGATATTCCTTCTGCTGGTCAAACTCGGCCTTCGCCAGAAACAAGTCACGTTCGGACATCGTCTCGGCCAATGCTCTCCAGTCAGGTTCCTGTTGGGTTGCCTGCTGGATTTGGGCAGCCAACTGATCAAGTTGCTGCGCGTAAGCGTCTCGAAGTTGTCTCGTTTCAGCTTGTTCCGCCTCAAAGGCTTTTCGCTGTTCGGCTAACTCCATCGAGCGCTTAGTGTACGCCTGCTGTCGCGAATAACCGCTCTGAAGCTCGTCGAGGGTTACCTCTACCTCTTGGCCGTCAACCTTTACGGTGTAGACCTCCGGGGGTTCCTCTTCGTGCTCTTCGTCGTCATCCGCCTCGTAGGCGTCTTCGCCCTCATCGTCCTCTTCGTAATCCTCTTCGACGGTCGCGTCTGCGGTCTCCGCCTCCGGTTCATACGCCTCAGTCTCAGGCTGTTGAGGCTCTTGTGCCTCTGTGATCTCTTCTGTCACGGTGTCCGCTGGGGGTGTGTTCAGAAGAGAAACTGCATCAGTTAAAGAAATCGGGCCGGTTCCTTGCGGATTGTCGGACATAAAAAACTCCTAGTTTATGCGGCCGTAGCGCCTGAATTCGTCAAGCTGGGCCTTTGCCAATTTACCATCCTCAACGACGCTCGAGAAGTACCCCTTGACAGCGCCAAGTGCCTGCATCAGGTGGAACAATTTCTCGCGAGCGTCTGCATCATCAATGTTGGAGGTCTTCCAAGCGTCGATGAATTGCTCGTCGAGATACTCGAAAGCCTCGACGAAAAGCTCATTTCTCAGCAGTGCCTCTGCCTTTGCGGCGCGGTCCTGCCGCTGCCTTACCTTGTTTTCGTTCATGTCAGTAGACTGAAATCCACTTGCTGTTGGGGCAACCCGTACCGGCGCTGAAACTCCAGAAGCCCGTCAGGCGCTTGATCTAACAGGCTATATGTGGGAAGCGGCGCACGAGCCGCAAGGGCTGGCGCGGTGGGCGCGGAAGTGTCTAGGCGGCACGCCTGCAAGTCCTCGTCGAAGATGTAGCCCTCGGGGCACTTCTTCTCGTCTGTCACGGGGTCAGCGATGGGGGGAACAAAGCCCTCGCTTTCCTCGGGCGCGAATCCGGGGATGCCGTACTCCGCCGCAACGTCTGACGGCAACGTGCGGCCAGTGTAAACCTGACCGCCGAACGGGCCAGCGCCGAAGCTCCCGTAAAGCTCATCGCCCACGAAGACCGGGCGGTAGTCGCCGCTGGTAAGTTGGTCATATTTAGACGGCGCGCCGAGCAAGCCCATAACCTTTGGCAGCACCCCGAAGCTGTAGTCTTTGCTCGGACCGCGCTGGAGGTATTGGTTCAGGGATGCCTGCTGACCGGGGGTGAAGGTTGAGAACGCGGCCGGGTATATGTCAGAACCCATCGGAACCGCCGGGCCCATACCGAAGTTGGTGACGTCAGAGTATGCCTTCGCCATATCTGATCTTATTTGATTGTTTAACATACCGCGCTCAAGGGCTAGCCCATATCGAGCAGCGGCTTGGTCCGCGATGCGGCGCTGATACTGCTCTGCGGCCATTCGCTCGGCCTGCTGACGTTGCAGGGCCAGCGCGTCCTGTATCGACGTCTGATCTGCAAAGCGCCTCTGACGTTGCTCGGACGCATATTGCTGCGCCGCAAGGTTAGTCAGCGCCGTGTCGGCGGCGTTAATCGCGCCCTGATATGGGCTGGCGGGCTGGGGCGCTGTCATCGGGCCGTAATCAAAGAAGCCCGCCCCATAGTCACCACCGTAGTCAGCGGCGATCTGTTCCGCCATCTGCTGCGCTTCACGCTCCTGACGGGCGCTAGGCTGGGGCTGAGACCAATCTGTGTCGTTGCGCGCCATCCCTAATTCCTCGGCAGGTTAGTTGAAATTTCGGCGTCAGTGACAGCCTTTGCCATACGAAGCTCTGCCTCAGCCTGAAGCTCCTGCCGGCGCAACTCCATCTGCATCGCCATCTTCTCACGCTCTAGCTGCATCTCCGCCTCCATCTTCTCGCGGGCAAGCTGGATGTCGGCCTGCGCCTTGGCGCGGTCCATCTCCATCTCCTGCTGTAGCTTGACCATCTCCGGGTCAGGCTGCGGAGCCTGTTGTTGCTGCTGTTGCATCATCATCTGCTGGCGGATCATCTGAGGCGAATTGAAGAATTGATCGACATCCTTGAAGCCGCCGATCTCAGCAATCGAGCGCAGCGTGTTGACGTATTGCTCTACCGAGACGATAGGGTTCTGCGGCCCCATCTGCATCAGGATCTGTTCCTGCTTCGCCGCGACCTGTGTCAGAAAGGCGATCTTCGTCTCGTCGTCTGTGGTGCCGAGCCCAACCTGCACGACGGTGTCAAACTGCGACTTCCACTCCGCCGGGTTGATCGGCACGAAGTTATTCCGCAGGCGGAAGACCTTCGGCTTGTTGTCGTGCTTCAGGACCAAATGCAGGATGCCCTTGAACAAGTCCTTCACGCCTGTCTCAGCCATATTTCTGGCGTAGCTTTCGAGCTTGACCTGCGCGCCGCGAACAGTCGCGGCAACCGCGCTGGCGGTCGACGATTGCAGCGCGTCGGGCGACAGGCCCTGAGACGCGCGGCTCATGCCTGTGCGGTTTTCCTTCATCCCGTCGATATAATCCATCAGCGGGCGTATCTCGCCGCCTACCGACGCGCCGGTAATCTGCTGGACCATACCGGGCTGGCGCGTCCTGATCACGCCGCCGGCAGTGCCGTCCAGCAGGTCGTCGAGGTTCACCTGACCCTCGACCGCGATCATGCGCGGCAGCGTGCTGCTGTAGACGCTGTCGAGATACTGGCGCATCAGCGTGGTCTTGATGACCTGCAAGTCCTCGGTCAGGTCGTATAGCGAGCGCCCGATCAGGCGGTGCGGCATCAGGATTGGCGAGCAAACCGCGAAGGGCATGTGATCCCACGGCTCATTGTGCAAGATGTAGTCGCCGTCGCCACCAATCGCGCAGATGCGGCGGCGCTCGGCAATGCCGTCGCCGTCGAAGTCCACGTTCATGATGCACTCGTGGTAAATCACCGAGCGCAGGGTCGGGTCAGCCGGGTCAACCCCGGTCGCCGCCTCTAAATCCTGAAAACGGTTATTGACCTCGCGATCCACGTCCAATTCGTTCTCGCCCGCGTATTGCTCGACCAAGTCGCGGTCGTAACCCATCGCCACAAGCTCGCTGACGGTCATTGACGTGCGGTGCGCGACGAAGTGTGCGTCGTCAAGCGACACGGCGTGGCGCGAGCACAGAAACTCCTCTGGCGGCACGTTGATTGCCTTAATCTGGCCCGATTTGCGGGTGACGCGAACCGAAAGGTCATAGTTGACGTCAATCGGCACTTCCGCGCCGTCTTCGTCGGTGTAGCTCGCCATAACGTTTTCGCGTTGCTCGACGATCTCGACGTTCGGG